GCTGATAAGTTTATTCTGTGGTTCTGCTTTTGGTTTTGCCTCAGGGATTGTTCCACCAAACTTAGTATATCTTGCTCTCTCTGCAGGTGAAAATTCTGCTGGGGTAAACTTACCAGTTGCAGTGTTTAGTTTACCTTGCACACCATTCTTAAGTGCAAGAACAACGGAAGATTTAGCAGTTCCACTAGGTCCACCAGAACGCAACCCTGTACCTGCTCTTTGAGTTGTGCTCCCTAACGGTTGACCACCTTGACCAGTTGCAACTGGACTTCCCTCATCAGGTGTATTCATCTTGGATGCACCAGCACCCTTATAGTTAAAGTGTCCTCCGTGTGAACCAGGATAATCGTTTACAATCCAACCATACTTTTGACCATTTGCTCGCATCCATGTTTGAGAAGTTCCATGGATATCAAGAGCATTACCAAACAGGTGATTGGAATTAGAAACACCACCTACATGTGCGTTATATGATTTGCTTCTCTGACTACTAGCAATGTCAGAACCTTTAACTGCACCACCAGAATCGGTGATCATTTTTGCGAACGCTTCAGCAGCACCTTTTGAGAATACTCCTGGTCTACCTTTATAATCAGTTACTCCCTCTACTCCAAATCCACTGCCAGTATTAGGGTGAGATACTGAAACAACTGGTAGACCTCCTGTTTTAGATCCATCTCCTGTAGATGGATTTTCACCACCATGAACCATACCTCCACTACTGAAGGCAGGAAGAACAAATCCACCATTAGAGGCAGATTGAACCTTTGCCATCTTTGGTTTGTTGGCACCCGCACCACCAAATAATCTATTAAGACCTAAGAAGTGGTCAGGACCAAGAGCACTAACTGTCTCTCTATTAACAACAATCTCACCTGGTCTGACGGCAATCATCTGTGTATCTGGACCTGCTCCAGATACTTTTTCTCCAGTATCGGTGCTGATAGCATCGAAGTAATCTGGACCCATTGCATCTGCTGTCTTCTTATTGACAACAAAGTCTCCAGGTCTTGCAGAAATTAGTTGAGTATCAACACCAGCACCTGTAACATCTTTACCACTTTCTCCAGTAATATCTCTTGCAGGGTCTTTGCCAAAGTTCATGAACTTATTAAGACCAAAGGCACCCACCTTAGCAAGAGGGTGTTGCATCAATATGTCAGTGAGACCCGTCTCGTTTAGATGATCTGTAAGTCCACCAAGTAATTGTTTTCCTTTGTCAAATCCAAGTAGTCCTAACTTTGCAAGAGGATGTGCCATCAAGACATCACTGATGCCTTTTTCATCCATGAAGTTCTTTACACCACCTAATGCACCACCAGCAAAATCTAATGCTGCATTACCAAAACCTTTTTCTTTTATAGATGATCCAGCACCCTTTGCCATTCCAAAGAAGTTTGGTACAAAACCACCTACAGTTCCACCCTCTTCATATGAGGGAACTATTCCACCAGCACTAAATGCACCAGCAACAGGATCACCAGTAACACCACCATAATCCATGGTGTCTTCAAGTTGAGTTCTGCCTTCAGGTGCATCAGGATCATTAGATGGAGTTTTTGACTGCATGGCGCCAGCAATGGCGGCACCACCTACTATCGCAGTTATTGCTGCAGCAGCAGGGTGTCGTCTTGCAAAACCAAGTGCAAACTTAGCAGCTGCTGCACCTAACCTTAGAGCACCTTTTATTAAAACTGCAGATAATCTAACAGCAAATCTGCCAATTCCTGTACCAAATAACAGGAATGCTGCTAAAAGTTTAGGTCCATGATCTACTAAAAATCTAACAACTGAATCAACTTTCTTTGCATTCTTTGGATCACCAAACCAACGAATGAACTTAACAAGAAACCTTCCAATAATTATATTGATAAAGAAATCAAGAATGCTATCAAGAGCACCCTTAACAGGTGCAATTATTTTCTCTGCTGCACTTGCTAATCCTTTAAAACTTTTCTCTAGACCACTCTCTTTTAGTTTTCTTTTATCTGCTTCTGCTTTCTTCCGATCATATGATGCTTTCTTTTTCTTTAATCCATACTGTTCTTTCAGAATATCAGCAATATTACTAACACTCTTTGCAATCTTTTCAAGTAACTTTTGATCCTTATCTGTTTTCTTTCTTGTTCTTGCTTTTTTCTTTTTACCACCCTCTTCTTCATCATCAACCTCATCGGGTTTCTGATATGGGATGATTGAAGTCTTTGGTTTTATAGCAGGTGGTAATGCTCTCTGACCTACTTTAGAAGTAGTTGCAGTTCCTTTCTTAAAACTATCTGCAGATACCCTTGTCTTCTTTGCTTTAAACTTAGGGTCTGCTGCTTTTCTTTTTTGTCTTACCTTTCTTATTTCGTCTGCTAAGAATCCAATGCGAGGATCACTTGCATCTTTTATTGTTAAGGTATTAACTGCCTCCATCAACGCACTAAGATAATCCTCCTCTTCGGAGAGATTATCTAGGTCTACACCCATCTCTAAGAGTATTTCTATTGGATCGGTAGTAGTCCTAGATGCCATGCGCTTGCTGATGCTTTAACTTCTCTTCTTCAAGATGTTGTTGTAATAGTGCCACATAGATGTCCCGTTCCCACGGAATCATATTTTCAATCTCTGTTAGTGAATATTTATGGTACTGCATCAACGAAAAATTGAGACGATAGTATCCCTCAACATTCATGTGAAGGAGTGCTATGCGAAAAAACTTGACAGTCCCTCAAGTACAACTTCACTCTTAACTTTGGTATTTGGATTCGTAACAGAAATAGTATGAGAAAGTTTTGGCATTGTTTCAAAGAATGCCTCAATACCCTTGAATTGTGATGAGTTCATAGACTCAAGGAATTCAGTCACTTCTTTCTTAGTGCAATCTGCTGCTGCCCATACTTCTTCTTCAGTACAAATAGATTCAATGCAAGATGCAATCAGTTCAAATGATTGATCCATAGCATTTTGATCTTTGAAATCAAAGTTGCTCTTGATAAACTGATCCAAGGAAGGATACTTCATCACCATAGTAATATTATCATCAACCTTAACTTGGTTGGTATGATCATCACTCTTCTTCACTTTGATCTCATCAAGGTCAATCGTCACAGGGACTTGAGTCTCTTCATCATCTGGACAAATGATATTGACTTCAACAGTCTCTCCAACAGACTTACCACGAATATTGAGGAACAGATACTCAATATCAAATGTAGGAAGTGTTTCTACTTTGATTCCTTTTGTAAGGATGCAGTTCTTAATGACTGACTTAATCGCATTGGTGATTTGTTTTGTATCTTCACTCTCTAATGCGATTACAAGAACCTTCTCTTCTTTTACAAGAAAAGGTCTATATTTGATTTCTTGTCCTGTAGATGGCAACTCAAGTTCATAAGTTGGTGCAACAATCTTTGGTAATGGCATAATGACCTATAGATGTTCAGTGTGATTATTTAGTGAGTTATGCGATGGCTTGTCCGAAAACACCAGTGTTAGATCCATCAGTGAAGTCTGCAAAGTTAGTTGCATTTTGTCTATTATCACCAAAGTTATTGTAATACTCTTGACTCAAATTCTCTTGCCTTAACTGTGGAGTCACTTGATATTGTGGAGTCGGAGAAGTATTGGTATCAGAATCTCCAATACCATTGGTTATGTAGTATCTAATGTATGTCATTGATACTGTGCATTTTAAAAGTGAAGACGCATCATAAGATATCGGCATTGACGCAACTGCTATCGGAAATGCTCTTACAAAATTATATGTAAGACCGCCCTGAGTTCCGTTTACAATACCATTATTTCCTCTAAATGATCCATCAAAGTCTCTTTCAAACTTTACAACTCTAAGTTCTCCTCCACCTTTTTCGCCAGCACCACCACCAGTCACATAATCATCAGGATAATTCATTCTGTAATAATGATTAAAAGAAGCTAGATCAGTGCTCTCACTTCCTCCAGTAATATATTCTTTCCAGTATTCAAATACTTTAATTGGAAGATAGTTATGAGCATCAACATAGAAGGTTAGATCTATTCTATCATCAAACATTCTTCTATGCACATGCCTCTCAGTGACACCAGTGCGATCACTAGTTTGTTCTAAAGTTGCTAAAGAAGAACCTGGGAGAGATGCCTCGGAACATGCNAGATTTAATCCACCCCTAAGAACTCCACCTTGAGGATCTGCAAGGTTTCTAGGACTTGCTTTCATATAATCTTTGACTCTTCCAGGAAAGTCAACATACACCATGAACTGCGAGGTCATCGCAGGTCTCAATATTGTTGCTTTGATATCACTTAGTGATTTTCTGTTAGGCATTTATAAATAGTTTTTACCTTATATACTATGTATGGGAGAAAGTATAAAAAGTAAATACAAACCTTCCTTCCCGAAGAAATATAAAGGAAATGCAGACAATATTATTTGTCGCAGCAGTTGGGAAAGAAAATTTTGTCGTTACTGTGATCTAAACGAAAACATTCTTGAGTGGGGTAGTGAAGAGTTTTGGATTCCATATATCTCACCAGTTGATAGAAGAGTCCACAAATATTTTCCAGACTTCATTATCAAAGTAAAAGAAAACACAGGTCATATCAAGACTTATATTGTTGAGGTGAAACCAAAAAGACAAAC